GCCTCCGCAAGTCGCGGGACCAACAGGAAACCTACCGGCAGCGGTATAAACATAAAGGAGTGTAATAATGAGTGATATGAATATGCAACATGGAGACGAAGCGCAAGATCAAGCACAGCTTGAACCGATCATAACGGTAATCAAACAGATACTTGATAAAATGGCGGCTATGGATGAGGAAATCGACGCGCTCACAAAGCTGGTCAACGAGGAAATCATTGGCGGTATAACCAATCTTTACAACTCGAAACAGCGCATGAGCGGTATATCCTCAATGTCGGAAAAGTACGGCGAGATGGTAAGCCCGTATAAAGATTTTTACGGCGAACTGTCCGGCGGGCGGGACATTTTCGAAGAACTGTATAACGACCTTGACGAAATGAAATCAAAGTCAGAGGACTGGTCAGACGAAAAGGAAGCTGCCCGGGTGCAACAGCTTGCTGATGAATTAAAATCAAGACTTGAACGTATGTCAAGTATTGGAAACAAAGTGCTCGGCGGCTCTTCTGATGCGCTCCCGGATGCGTCTGTGCAAATAGCAGTTGCAACCCCGGAAGAAGGAAAAGGATCAAGCGACCTGGTTGATAAAATCAGGCGAATGAAATCAAAGGCGGGAGATGTTAGGTTCTAACAGCTCTGATATAAGCAGATAAACAAGGAGAATAAGCAATGCCAGTAACAACTGATGCGGGGCTGTTGACCGTTTTTAAGGAATGGTACACAGATAAAGAAATGGAACAGGTACTTTGGAGAGCGTCTCCTGTACTTCGTGAAATCAAAAAAAACCGGGTAGGCGGCAAGACCTACAATTTCGCGGCAAACTACGGATCGGGTGGCGCTGCTGCCGGTGATGCTACCGTGGCGGCTACCAATGCGGCAAACGGAACCAGCAAGTCAGTACAGTTCGCCTGTACGCCCGGACAGCTGTTTTCTATTTTCAACGTTGGAGCACAGGAAGTGCTTGCGTCCGAAAACATTCGCGGCGCGTTCGTTCCCGTTCCCGTAATCAAGATGTACGATGGTACGGCGGCTTTCCGTCGTCTGTTCGCAACAGCTCTTTACGGTCAGGGATTCGGCGAAATCGGTAACGCTGTTGTTGCGACAACTGTAGTCGGTTCGCAGTCGGTTGACTTCGGTCAGTTCTCGACCGTTATCAAGCTCGATATCGGATCGGTGTTCCAGGTAACCAACGGCGCAACGCCTGTCAGTACCCTGCGAACTTCGGTCAATACCGTAACCGCAATCAACGGAAACGTGGTAACCTTTACGGCGACCGCTGTCGAAACGTGGGCGGCTACCGACTGGGTAGAGATTCAGGGATGCCGCAACGGCACGACCCCGCTCTTGCCCGTGGGACTCACCGCATGGCTGCCGTCTCTCGGAGATCGTACCGGTGGTACGTGGACGACTTACATCGGGACCGCTTTCTATGGCGTTGATAGGTCTGTGTTCCCGGATCGCCTAGCGGGTAACTATATCAAGCGCGTAACCGGTACAGAAAAGTTCTGCGATTGCGTGGTTCGTGCCGTCAAGGCTGTTCGAAATGCCGGCGGGAATCCGACTTGGTTGGTAATCAACCCGGACGATTACGCGTCTATCATGGCCGAAATGAACACACAGACAACGTACTTTCAGGACACCTCGAACGCTGCCAAGAGCAAGGTCAACGAAATCGCACGTGGTGTTAATGACACAAAATATATGTTCTCGACTTCATATGTCGATAAAGTATATGACGATCCCTACTGCCCGCGTTTCACTGCATTCATTATCGATGAGGAGTCGATTGAGTTTGCAATGCTCACGAACGGAGATACTCCAGTCAATGATGGTATCACAGGGGTACAGCCTGGAAGTCAGCCGATTAACGGCGTAAGCGCTCCTGACATGAAGTCCAACGCTTATGGATTCATTATCGATGACTACGTGACTATCCAGCCCGGTTCGCTTGCGGCTGGTGGTCCCGTCCTTCAAGTTATTTTGCAACTGTACGGTACGTTCGCTATCCGTGGACCCGGACACAACGCAGTTATCAACTTCGTACAGGCGACCCTGTAACATACAAGTTATACTTATAGCTTGGGCGCACTCTGTAAAAGGGGTGCGCTTTTTTTATTTTGTAATATTTTTAGAAAATCGGGCTTAAAGTGACACTATATATATAGACGGAGAAAACAATATGACAGCGTCGCAGTTAATTAAGCGTGCTAGGTCGCTAGCCGATGTACCAAACAGCCTATTTATAAGTCATGATGACGAAGTAAACTCGCTTGCGGAGTCATGGAAAGACATATATTCAAAAATAACAGACAGTTCCGACGACTATTTTATCACAGAAGTTATACTTGATACATCAACGGCTACCAAACTTGGTGACAATGAATGGGAATTGACCATTCCGTCCGACGTTTACAAAATTAGGTTTGTGGACTGGAAGAACTCTGGGCGTTGGGAAAACATGACAAAGTTTAACACCAATAACCGGAACAAGATTTACGGACAGCCGCAATACCGATTTCGCGGAGCGAAAATATGGCTGATTGCGAATTCTTTACCCATGGAAATCAGGATAGATTATTACCCGCCGCCGATTGTCCCGACTGTCCCGGAAAATCCTTGGCAGTATCTTATGTTTACGCCGTCATATCTGACATCGGTCAATGTGACCAGCCCACAGTACTTTTCGGTGCCTAATCCGAACTTGACCGACAATACGGATTACCTTTTATATATTTACGGCGGGACGGCAATCAAACTTGAAAGCTCGACACTAAACAGTACCGTTACGCTTTATACGTCAACGGTGCTCACAAACGTACTTTACCATACCGGGTTTATTTACTGGCTCGAAGGTACGAACCTATGCCGGAGTCCGACCACATTGTCGGGAACCTTGACTAAAACCGTACTGGTTGCGAACGTCCAGAACTTCAATATCTCCGGGGAAAACCTGTACTATTATAACGGCACGAACACTTTCCGGGCGAACCTTGACGGGAACAGCCCTTCGGTGTTTATAACCGGATACTCGAAGTATGTAACAATAATCGGGGCTGACATCTATTACCTCAATACGACCATTTACAAAAATAGCGTATCGACCGGAACGGAGGCGCAAAGCATAACGACCGACGGGACAGAATTATTTTACCTTACTTCGTTGGGCGTGCTCTACAAAGGAACGGACGTTTTCGCAACCGGGCTTTTATACGCCGGGCAGATACAGGACAACTTCATGAGCACGATTGATGCCAAATGGAGCGTCGAGGCAATAAGCGTATTTACAGATACCGACTTTGTATATCCGGTGAACGAAGCTAATGAGATCATGGCGTATCAGTGCGCTATTGATTTCAGGCGTAAACAGAACGGGGATATCACCTTGCTTGCAGCTCGAATAAATGAAATAGAGAATAGACTTTTGTCAGTACTCATGAGGGACGCTTACCAGCCAGAGCGTCGTATGCCGGAAGATTTCGGAACATACTGGAATTAAGGAAGCACAATGTTAGAAGTAAATATAAAGCAAAGCATAAACACGGATACGATACAAGAAGATTTTAAAAGCTTTGACGCGCCAGACACAGGGATGCTTGTAAATACGGGAATAGAACGCGAAGGTGGTATCACCAATCTTTACGAAACAAAAGAAACCTACACCGAAGCCGGGGACTATATAATCACGACCGACGGAAAAAAGATTTCCCTTGTTGATTCCGCAACGCCTGATTATAAGATCGTCAAGGTTGAAGGGGTGGCCATTGGACAGGTCAGCGCCTATGGCGTGTCGCATGATTTAACGATCACAGATTGTGACGATATATTTTTGACCGATACCGGCTATGTCACCTGCCTGCTTTCAGATAGTACAATTACGATCATGGAATACGACCTCGCGCAAACTTTACTCAATATCAGATCGGTGACGTTCACGAATATTGCGAGCGTACTTCCGTTGTATACCAGCCTTTCCTTTGTGAAATACTACGGACAAGTTTATGCTGATTCGCAGGAATGGGCGTTACGGCTTGGGGATCAGGTTGTCATTTTACAGGAAAGTGTACCGGGAATAACGGTAATGCAGGCAATACAAAGCACAAGCGTGTTAGGTGCAGGAGGATATCCAGGAAGCAGTATAAATGCGGCTATTGTTTACAATGGAATGCTAGTAGTAGGAGGAACCTCTGGCAGAATAGGTTCATATGATGGAACGGCATGGAAAAATTATGACGGTTCAGGGTGCGGTACAGGGATTTATCAGGATGGTAGTACAAATTCAGTAATTGGAAATAATCCAATTCTAAGTTTTGGAATATATAACTATAATGGACAATCATTTTTAGTGGTAGGTGGAGGGGGAGGGACTCTCGGATCATTTAATGGAAATACATGGACTAAATATTCCTCGGGTACTGGTCTTTGTAATAATGGGACCGTAGTAGGAAATGGGGCCAGTATTTTATCTTTAATTCAGGTAGGATCATATTTGTTAATATGTTCTTATGATGGGAAAATAGGTTCATGGAATGGCTCATCCTTTACAAATTATAATAACGGTACAGCTGGAGCTGTATGTGATAATAACACGTTGCTTGCCTTGTCTGCTACGTATTTATTATGTGCTATTGGATATATAGCAAGTGATTCTAACACCACTTTAGTTATTGCTAGTTCCGACGGTAAAATTGCTTCTATGAGAATAGTAGGTGGAGTTTCAGTAAAAGCACCTTATACAAATGTATCGACTGCTTTATATCCAACAAATAATAAAACAGTTATAGGAGCTTATCCG